CATATAAAGATAAAAGACGAGCAGAATATCCTACACTACAGGATTGTGTTCATGCAATATTAGATAATAACCTAGAAGAATTGCAAACTAAAAGACAAGTAGTAAAAGACAAATATCCGAAGGGGGATAAATAATGCCAACAACAATAAATGGCTCTACAGGTGCTAGTCAAATACAAGACAATACTGTTAGTAATGCTAAAGTAGCAGATGATGCTATTGGTCTAGCAGAGTTATCAGCAACAGGCACACCATCTAGTTCTACATTTTTAAGAGGTGATAATGCTTGGGCAGCAGCAGGTGGTGGAAAAATATTGCAAGTGCAAAGTTCACAACGAACATCATCGATGACTACTACATCTACTTCTTATTCAACAATACAATCAGTATCTATAACTCCATCAGCTACAACAAGTAAAATTATGATTTTTTGGAACACTAATGCAGGAACAAATGGTGATGTAGGTCATGGGTATCTTGCTTTATTTAGAGATACTACTGAAATTGGTAGTGCAGATACTGCTGGTAGTAGAACATCAGCTCAAGCAGTTTTTAATACAGGAGCAGGACAACAAATGAGTTATGCAGGTTCATATTTAGATTCACCAAGCTCTACAAGTGCTATTAGTTATGTGCTTAAAGTAAAAGGTTCTAATACAAATACTTTTGCTATTAATAGGTCAGCTAGAGATAATGATGCTGCTGCTTATGATGGTAGGTCTACAACAACAATAACAGCTATTGAAGTAGGAGCATAATATGAATCATACAGCAATATACGCATTATATCCTCAAGCAAAAACTATATATGACCAAGAAGATGGTTCAGTAATAGTTGTTGATGATGATGGTAATAATGTAGAAATAGATGAAACAACAGTTAATGCTTGGGTAGATCCTAATGCTTATAAGTATGCTAGAGAAGAAGCCTATCCATCTATACCAGACCAATTAGATATGCAATATTGGGATGAAAAAAATAACACGACTACTTGGAAAGATGCAATAGCAAAAATAAAAGAAGATAATCCTAAACCTGAATAAGGAATAATAAATGTTTGGTATAAGTACATTTTCAGAAGTTCCTTATAGCTCATTAGCTAGTTCTACATTTAATGGAATTGCTGCAATTAATGGTTCTGCAAATGTAACTGTATTAACTGAAGGTCAGTTTGTTTATGGAACTGGTAGTGTAAATGGCACAGCTAATTTATCAGTTATAACTACTGGTCAGATTGTAAATGGTGCTGGAAGTATATCTGGAACAGCTAATCTTGCTGTTATAACAGCAGGTCAAATAGTATTAGGTACTGGTGCAATAGTAGGGACAGGAACAGTAGTTGCATTAACAGCAGGGCAATTTGTTTATGGAACAGGGTCTATTTCTGGAACTGCTAATTTACAAGGAATAGGTGGATTTACAGTATCAGCAGCAGGTAGTATTACTGGTTCAGCAACTTTAACTGGAAGTAGTGTTGTAACTTATTCAGGTGATGCTTCAATATCTGCAACAGGTACAGTAATAGCAAATGGACATATTCAAGGTGATAATTGGACAATAGTTCCAGTAACTCCAAACACATGGAAGAGGATAGGGTAATATGAGTAGAGATAAAATATCAGAATGGTCAGCAACAGCAGGTTCTAATACTGATGTAGGTGGAATTAATATTAATGAGGGTTGCCCTCCTGCTACGATCAATAATGCTTTGAGAGAAATAATGGCTCAAGTTAAAGATTTTTCTACAGGTTATGATAATGATAATTTTGTAGTTGGTGGTAATTTTACAGTAGATGGCACAACAACTTTAACAGGAGTTCCTACTGGACCAACAGCAGTTGCTGGAACAAACACAACTCAATTAGCTACTACAGCTTTTGTACAAACTAAAGTAGGTACTGTAGGCACAATGGCAGCTCAAAATTCTGGTGCAGTTAATATTACTGGTGGCACTATTACTGGTACAACTATAAATTCAATTACTGTAGGAAGTAATGGTGGTGGAACAAAAACTGTTTCCTCATCTAATCCTAGTGGTGGTTCTGATGGTGATATTTGGTATAAGGTAGATTAAATGACTATCTATGTTAATGATGGAACTAACAAAGAAGTCAGAGAAGTGCTTGTTAAAAGTAGTGGTGTATGGAAACAAGTTAATGAAGTATATGTTAAAAATTCTGGTTCTTGGGAATTAGTACATGGCGTTACTTATGTAAGTTTGTCAGGCGATTCTGATGGATTAATAAAAGATTTTAATTTAGCTACTCATTTAAGTATTTCTTATCCTACAATTGTTGATATAACTATTGCTAGTGGGACACATTTTGTATCTACAAGCAATACAGTTCCAGCGTTTAATGTAGGTTCTTTAGTTGCAGGAAGCTCTGTAAGACTTTCACTTCCTACAGATTCTAGTATTACTGGTAGAGGTGGTAATGGTGGATTTGGCTCTACAAGTGAGGGAACTGACCCTATAGCAGGTGATTTTGGTGGCACAGGACTATACACAAGATTTCCATTAACTCTAACTAACAACTCACTTATCGGTGGTGGGGGTGGTGGAGGAGGTGGAGGTGGAACTCGTAGAGTTTATTATGCTGCTGGTTCTGGTGGCGGTGGAGCAGGTGGCTACCATGAAGCAATAAATTCTGACCAAATTATAGCATCAGATGGAAGAACTGGTTTATCTCCTGGTACTAATGTAGCAATACCAGCAGGTGTTGGTGGAATTGGAGCTGGACCAAGAGTAGATAGAAATGTATCACCTAGAGCTAGTGATGGAACTAGAACAACTGGAGGAGCTGGGTCTTGTGATGCTTTTTCTACAAGATGTGGTGGAGCTGGTGGTAATTTAGGCGTTGCTGGTTCGTCAGGAGTTATGAGTGGTGGTGCAGCAGGTAATGCGATAGATGGACATTCTTATATTACCTATGTTACAGCAGGAACAATATCAGGAGGTCAAGTAAACTAATGGCTACTAAACGAGTACAATTTACAGACTGGAATCCAGATCAACCAGATAATGCAGGAAGTCTTAATGATGCAAAAAATGTTATTCCTGTTAGCATTGGCTATCAACCTTTTCCTAATGCAGAAGATTTTAGTGGAGCAGCAGCAGAAAATATTAATTCTGTTTTTGTAGCAAAGTTTGATACAGAAGTAGTATTGTTTGCAGGTGGTGCTACTAAATTATTTAAGTTTAATTCAGCTACAGAAGCGTTAGAAGATAAATCTAAATCAGGTGGTTATACAAGTACATTTGCTTGGAAATTTGTTCAGTTTGGAAAAACAGTTTTAGCTGTTAATGGTACAGCACCTATTCAATATTGGACAATAGGAACTTCAACAGCTTTTGCAGATGTAGCAACCTCACCAACAGTAAAACAAATAACAGTAGTAAGAGATTTTGTAGTAACAGGTAGTTTAGCAACAGGAGCTTTAGGTCGATCTACAGTAAGATGGTCAGATATTAATGATGAAACTGATTGGACAGCAGGTTCTACATCACAATCAGACTTACAAGTAATTGCAGATGGTGGTAATGTTGTTGGATTGACAGGTGGTGAATTTGGTTTAGTCTTTTTAGAAAAATCAATAGTTAGAATGAGTTATGTAGGTTCACCTTTATTCTTTCAATTTGACAATATATCAAAAGGATTAGGTTGTTTAACTGGTAATTCTTTATGCCAATATAATAATGTTTCATTCTTTTTAAGTGATGATGGTTTTTATAAATGTGATGGTAGTCAAGTTCAAGCTATTGGAAATGAAAAAATAGATAGGTGGTTTTTTAGCGACTGTGATTTAAGTTTATTAAGCAACATGACTGCTTCTATAAATCCGGCATTAAATATTGCTATTTGGAATTATGCTAATGTAGGTGGTGGTAGAAGTATGTTAGTTTATAACTGGACATTAGATAAATGGTCAAGGGTAGAAACTACAGCTACTGTTCTAGGCAATATAGCGACTGTAGGAACGACTTTAGAAGGTTTAGGTACTTTGGGGTACACCGACATAGATGTATTACCTGCATCACTAGATGCAAGATTATGGGTAGGTGGTAAATTTTTATTTGCAGGAGCAAAAGACACTAAAATAATAACTTTTACAGGTTCTACTTACAATAGTGAATTAGTAACAACTGATTTAGAAGATGGATATAATTCTGTAATTAATTTATTAAGACCACAAATAGATAATGGTAGTGCAGATGTATCAATAGCTAGTCGTAGAGAACTAGATGATTCTATTATATTTGGAGCAACAGTATCTACAACATCAGAAAGTAGAGCTAATATTAGAACTGGTGGTAGATACCATAGATTAGATTTTAAACTTACTGTCTCATGGATAAATTCTATAGCTAAAAAGTTAGCCTTTAAACCCCAAA